CAACTCCACCTAGATTATCCATTCTAGGAGCAGAGCCACCAATTGCGCCTGTACCTGTACCTGCACCAGAATTAACTGTTGCGAATGTACTAGCAGAACCACCAGATGGTCTATCAGTCATAATTCTCCAACCACTTGATGTATATGGTCTCTTAGGAAGCATTGCTAATGCGTTAACTTCTTGGTTAAGCATAGACCATACTTTCTTTCCATATACTAGGTTGTATAAACTACCTATTCCAGTAGCAGCAGTACCTTGTGGTGATTCTGCACCACCATGTCCAGTATGCAATCCCATAACTGTACCAGCACTCTTTAACAGCGAATTACCGCCTAATCCACTTCTACCACCGTAGGTAGATGCTTCCAAATCTTTCATTGTTTTAATATAGTTTGTAGCCATAATTATTGTCCTCCTTCATATTGAGCCATGAAATTATGTACTTCGCCCCAACTCATTTCAGAAACGTCTACTGACGGTACTGCAATGGTTTGAGATTTAATGATTTCATCATTTCTCTCAACAAGGCTCTTTCTAAGAGTAGCAAACTCATCTCTTAATGTTTCAACCTCGTTCTTTGCGTCATATTCACTTCTTGCTACATCAGCCTTACGAACTGATGTTTCACTAACGAAGCGAGACTCAAACTGCTTCTTCAATGAATCGTATGCTAACTTTTCAAGTTGTTCTGCCTTGAACGCTTCATACGCTTTTTCTACGTTTGCCGTAGTTAGGTCTAAAGTAGAGAACTCTTCATTAGTCCACTCTTTATACAATGGCCCAACTTGTGCTGATTGTGGCAGTTTCTTTCCTTGTGATTCCTCACCTATCAATCCCGCCTCAACAAACCCTTCTGGCCCACTTCTTCCTTTTTCTTCACTGTCGTAGTTAGATAATTCTAACTCCGACTTATCGTCTGTATCTGACATCAGTTCCAATTCTCCCTCAGAAGGACTTTCTTCTTCGTCGGTGTCCATGTACTCTGCTTTTTCTTCAACAGGCATCTCTTCTTTTTTCTCTTTCTGGAGAGAATCAACTTGCTTCATCAACTCGTTTATCTCTACCAGTGTTTTTTCCAATCTAACACTCATGTTATTCCCTTTATCCTCCTTTAAAATATCAAACTTTGCTTCGGGGTTAATCCCCTTTTCGCAGATTGTTACTTCGTGGAGTTCTAATTTATCTATTTCGTTATACTCGCCTAATTCCTTAGTCGAGGTTTTCCTCTTAGATAATGCTTGGCCGCCTATACTAAATGACCGTAGAGTACCCTTACGAATACCCCTTGAGATTTCTTTTGCTTTTTCTATGTCATCTCTTAACTTAATAACAACATAAAAACCAACATCGTCAACTTGAGTTTTATGTAAACTCCCGTTTTTATCACGATATTGTTCTATTACTTCTCCAACTTGTACGTTAGAATGATTAGACATTACATTCCTATACTTCTTAACGTCCATATATTTTTGTACTGCATCTTGTAAAGCAGTTAAAGTAATCAAATCATTTTGTTTATCTACTACTTCAATAGAAGCGTACCCACCAATAACTAAATCATCAGATTTAAGGATAGAAAAACTACCCTTAGTATCCGATTGAAGCATCGCTGACTGCGCCATTATCTTCAAGTGTCTAAGAACGACTATATTAAGTAAGTGTTATTCAGAGATTAGCATGTCTAATTTTTTAAACCTATCTTTGGATAAATCCCATATACCTTTATCTTCCTTGTCATCTAACATCTTTTGTTTATAACCTGTCCATACTAGCCATGTATTCTGTTCTTTAACAGGTACTACTCGGAAATGTAATCTAGTCTCAAACTTATCACCATTGATTTTATATTCGTGATAACCATCCTTTTGTACGCCTAACTCTATTTTACCTCTATCAAGCAGTTTACCATCGTTAACCTTAGTTGCTATTTGTGCAGGGTATTTACCTGCTTTACCAAATAGATTGAATATATCTTCTGTATCGTCTAAATTAATATTCCATGCCATTTGTTTATTATTGACATCTATAATTAAATCAATGTTACCATCTTCTGTTTTAACTATTTTAAAAATACCATCTTTTTCATCCTGTGCTTTCTTAGAGATATGGTCAGGGTCAAATGTATATTTTCCATTAAGTGCATCTTTAAACTCATCATGGTCATTCATCCAATTCTTTAGTTTTCTTAACTTGTCCTTGTGTTCTGAAGCATTCGTTGCAGTACCCCATAAATCATCAGCCAACGGAGGGTTTTCTTTAATAACAAACTCTAATATCTCACTTACTTCCATACCTTGTTCATTAGGGTCTTTTTGTTTTAACCATTCTTTTATTAGTCCCCTTGCTTCAGAAGTTTTTGTTTTGGTTATCTCAGTTAACTGTTCTTTCCAAGAATCAATATCTACTAATGCATTCTTTTCCATTAACGAATCTCCTTCAAATCCATATATGGTAAAGCCTTCATAGTCACCCTTTAGAATAATATCTGCTGTTCCATGAATCCCATCAGTTATCGTATATTTCAATAGAGCATCTTGAATGTCATAGGCTAATGATTTTCTACTTTCTGTTGATAATAACTCTAACGTAATTAGTTTTTCCGGCGATTCTACTTCTGGTATTTCTATTACCTTAGCAGAAAACAAACTATATCCTTTGCCCTTTCTCTTTACTTCATCAACTTTAACTCTAACAATAGAACCAATATCTACATTCTCTTTAGTGTTTAATGCTTTACCTACCGGAAGATATGTCTTCCCTTCAATTTCTGTACCGTTATGTTCTCTTGATTCTTCTCCAGAAAGTGGCCCTACACCGACAGAATAAGAATAAAGATTAGATTTAGTTTTCTTTTTATCTAATACTATTACATCTAAATCTACAAACTTCTTCCATTTTACCCATTTAGGATTTTTCTTACTACCTATGTAATAAGTGGATTCAATATCTTTAATTACAACTCCCTCTGAAGTAGGAGAGTCCATAATATCTTTAGCATACTTTTTAACTTCTTTTAATGAATCCGCTATCCTAGTATTTTTCTTATTAGGGAAGAATAATTCATCTGATGATTGTTGGGAGTATTGATAAAACAAAATGTTTATTCTTTCTCTTAACGGGTCATCACATATATTCTTATCTTCATGGTGCATTATGTCAAACACTCTAGCCTTTAATTCTGCATCTTTGTATTTGTTTTTGAATAGATGAGCAATAGTGTCTGCTCTATGTAATGGTTCGTTGTTATCATATAATATAAGTTCAGCATCTAAAATACAATCACCAAATTGTTTGTCTTTCATTCTATCTACTACTTTCTCACATTTATCTGTGATGTCCTTTTCATTGTAAGTATATATTTTAATATTCTCATCCATTTTATGTATCTGTATTCTAATACCATCATACTTTTCTTGTACTACAAACTCTCCACTAAAACCTTTCAACTCTTTCATATCATTTATTTCAAATATACGATACATTGGTTTATTTGGTATTATGAAGTTAATTTCTGACTTTTCTTGCTCACTTTTTTTTAAGTCTAATTGAACCAACTTATCCCAACTACTCTCATCATTATCTACAAGATATACTTCTTTCAGTAATTCTAAAGCGGCTTTAAACTTAGGCTTAACCCTATCAGTATCAATATCATCACCATAGTGTTCTATAATATATAATGGAATATCATCAATTGCTAAATCAAGACCGGCTGAACCTTCTGTAACTATATCAGGTAAATGTCCTTTATCCGCCCATGATTTTTCTCCAATAGCATGAACGTGGGAGCGTAATGCATAATGAATAAACGCAGCATATAATTCAGGCCTTTTTAATATATTAGGAATTACCTTGTCTCCCATTTGAGTAGAAAAAGGGTCATTCACTTCTGTGGAGTTAAACCTTAGAGTTTTAATTTGTTTAAATAATTCCCTTGCTTGATGAGACTCCGCATTTTTTACTTCTTTAGCAAACACAACTTCTTCTTTTAAGTATCTTTTAAGTTCCCTAGAAAAGTCATTTAATCCATCAAAGTCCTCTCTTATCCTATCAATAGATTTACCCCATGCTGTTCCATAGGATTTAGTATCCTGTTTAGCAGATAAATAATTATATCTAGTGTCTTCAAAAAAGTCTAGCACTCGCTTTGTAAGCGCACTCTTTTTATCCTTAAAGACCCCAGAGATAGGCAATTCTATCCCTCTATTTCATCTCTAATTTTTGTTTTTTCTTCATCACTACCTTTAACATCAGGTATTTTAGTTGCTTTAGGATTGGTTAATTTAACTTCTTCACCTGTTAAATCTGATTCCATAGTGTCGTAACTATCTTCATTAAAACCATCATATTCTTCATCCATTGACAATACTGCTAATGCTTTCTCTGCTGCTTTCTTTAGTAGTTCTGCTATCTTTTCATCTTTAGTTACTTTTTCTGGCATTAATAACCACCTTCCAGTTTAGATACCATCTTACCAATATCTTCCCAATCCATTTTTGCTATTCTATCTACTTCGCTATTACCTGCTTGAGCATTATCAATTGAAGGAGTCGGTGTATTCACTACAACAAAGCCTGATTTCATTAATATATTCTCACTATCAAATACTGCGTTCTCTAATTTATTTACTTTATCAACTAATGTCTTTAACAACATCAACATTTCATTATTTTTTTCACTCATCTTTTTCCTCTCCTAAATCGCCTTTGCTTTTTGGATATACCATTCCTCTTAATTGACGGTATAGAATCTCATAGTCTTTTCTTAATTCAGCAGCCCTCGCTACTAAATCTGTATTTCTTTCAGCCATCTCTTCCATCTTCTTTTGCATAGGCTTTGATTTATTCATAGGTAAAGTATTTAATTCATCTAGTAAATCACCTAATTTAGTAAAATCTTGTCCCATATATTCAGATGGTTGCACTGATTGTAATACTTTTTTAATCTTCTTTTTCTGTTTAGGGTCTGCTTTATCAAGCATCGGACTATTAGATTCACTAAGTATGTCTATCCATGTCATTTTTTATCCCTCTTTTCTTGAAGTGACTTAACTCTAGCCCTAAGTGATTCTATGTCTGAATTGACGCTCAAAGGAACTTCCTTATCAGGCTTTCCAATACTAGCAGTTTCACTTGTAGTTTCTTCTCCCGGTAAATTACCCTGTGCTCTTTCTTGTTCTAATCTTTCTTCTGCTGCTCTTTCTCTATTCTTTAAGTTCTCTAACTTACTTCTTTCTTCTCTTTCATCTTGTGTAATTTGACCTTTATATCTATTATAGTGTTGTATTGCTTCTTTAACACCTTCATAGTCTTCTTTTATTCTTATTTCTCTAGTAGTGTCAACTTCAACGTTTAGTTGTTTATCTGATAACATCTCAGCGAGTTTATTGTATGCGAGAAACATAGACCTTAATTTCTTATAACACTCTTCTATCTTTTTAACAACGCTCTTGTATTCTTCACCTGCTAATTGTTCTCTACTGTTTTCTTCTCTTTCAAAAGTAGACTTTGCATTCCATGACACATCTATCTTACTTTCTATACCTCTATTACTCCACTCAATTGTTCTATTAGTTTTATCCTCGGCCTCATCATATTCTTCAAATACTTCTTTGAAATCACTCATTAGTTCATCCCAAGTATCATCAATCTTATCTGTAATATCTACTGATAACGCCTTAATATCTGAACTACTCTTTTGTCCTTGAAACCTATATCTATCTTGATTAATTAAACGAATTAAGTTATGTATTGAGTTTTTCTTTCCATTGGATATTAATTTATATTCTCTTTTTAACGCCTTTCTATCGGGTCTTTGATTACCACTAAGTATTTCTATTCTTTTCATTACTTTTTCGTATAACTCAGTTCCATTGAAAGAACCATCTTCTTTCCGTTCAACTAATTTATCATATATATTGGGGTGCATATTTCTAACCCCAGTAGTAACCATGAGTTCTAAAAGTAATAATTGCTTAGTGGTTAATAATTTTCTATCATATAATGAGTTCTGTAAAGAAACAGATATTTTACTCCCTTCCTCTACTCTATCTATTAAAGTCAACAGAGTCGTTTCATCAGATGATGGGTTTCTTCTCCTTTCGTCTTGAACAACTGGCCCTTCATCAAAAAGAGATTGTAGTTTTATAAATAAATCCTCTGGTATATTTGATTTTATTTGCCAAAGGGATGACATAATTACTGAATTAGACGCTTTACCTTTTTTATTTTTTCCACCCGTACTAATTAGTGTTTCCTTCTCAAACCCATATGTATTATCCTCATCTAAAGTATGTTCTTTTAAATCTAACATTACTCTACCTTGAACTTTAGGCTTTGCTTTATTGAAAAACTCTCTAACTTGTGCTGTGGTATATGGCCTAATAACAGATTGGTTACGGTCAAGTCTATCAAAAATCTTATCTTCTACTGAATAAGATTTTAAGATATTACTATCTCTTATTAAAAAACCATCTAAAAACGACATTTATATCACCTAAAAGGGTAAACTTCCCATCTTATTACTTCTTTTCTTTTTTGGTTTTCCAATGTAGTCAGGCACTTCTGCACTATCTGGTCTTGTTATACTCTTTGCTTCAGGGTCTACACCAATAAAGTCAAAGTTATTATTCTCTATTTTTTCAACAGAGTTTCTTTCTTCATTTCTTTTTTTAGTTAATTCTTCTCTTAATTGTCTTGTTGTTTTATCTGTCATTTAACATCACCTGATTTTTTACGTTCTAAATAATTTTCATATCTATAAGTCCTGTCATAGTTACTACTTCTTTTAATTATGCGTTGTAGTTGAATCCAATCGCTTTGTAATTTAGTATCATACGGCTTGTCAAATGCGGGTGATGAGTATATGTTGTATTGGTTCTCCGATTCAGAGTTTTCAATATGTTCTTTTCTACCATTGGTATGGTCAGCATCATTAAAAGTAATATCAGGAGGCCTGTGTTTATCGGATTGATTACTATAATCTTTTGGAGTGAACAACGAAATCCCAGGAATTGGCATATCAGTTTTGTGGTCATTACCCCAACGATATTCACCATCTACTATACGTTCTACAATTTCCATTAGGGCTGCTCTATCGTAGATTTTAAACTCTTCCCAAGTAATATATATTTTATTGAATTGCTCTGTTCTATCTGCTGCAAAGTATCTTTTTAAGAACATATACATTTTAGTTACATGTATACCCTGTGGGCTTTTTGCCTTTAATATTGATTCCCACATCATGGTATTCTCCTTTCTGTTCTTGAGTCTACGTTTTGATTACCTGCTGCTGCTGGTAGTCCAGTAAATCTTTTATCCGGCCCTGTCTCTTTAGATGGCTTGTTTCTAGTTTTAGGTGGTTCAGATTTAACCTTTTCTGCTTGACCTGCTTCTGCTAAACTAGGTTTATTACCTGATTCCATCATTTGTCCTAATTGACTTGCATCTATATCAGTTCCAGCATAAGGGTCTGTTTCAAACTCTCCACCTTTACCTTTCTCTCCACCTTTCATTTCTGGCTTTTCTTTAGAATATTTGAATCTACCTTTATCATCCATAGTTACTTCAAACCCTAAGTTTTTAATTGAGCCTGCTATATTTACTTCCATCTCTCTAAGTCTAAGTTTAGCAATTTCATCTTCTTCTTCAGAAGGTGGAAGTTTTAATTCCCAATCAGTTATACCAAACTCTTTGATAATAAAAGGAAACACATAATTATTCCATATAGTTTGAGCCATCTCTACTGCACGATTAGTAACAAGTATTTGCATACCTTCATTGTTTAACCCACCACTTGCGGAATTATCAGACATGAATACTTTACTAACCCCATAGAACCCAGATACTCTATCTCTTAAGTCATCTTTAACAGAGATATAATCCATTTCCT